CGTCATCATCCTCGTAGTCGTAATTGGACATAGTGGTCCTTCTCCCTATTAGTTGTTGGCATAGGCCTCACATATCCTTGGGGCGGGTTATGTGGCTCCTACTACTGGTCTTGTTATCGCTCCACTAGGCCAGTCGTTCTAGTGGCAGGCTTTTTATTTAGTAAGCGCCAGCACGATCTCGTGCTAAGGCTCCACTTGTTACACCAGTTTGACCACCAAAGGTAGCCTTCTCTAGTGAAGTAAGTTTCTTGCGTTCTTTTGCAGCTTCTGTCTGTCCAGCAAGTCCAAAGACTTCCTTCTCAGCAGTAGTTTGTGTGTATGGATTTTCTCCATAGATAGATGCAAGTTGTGAACCGCGCTCTAATCCACCGGCAATAGTTCCAAATCCTTGCTGTGCTTGCTGCTTGGTGATACCCGCAGCAGTTAATTCTTCAGCACGAGTACCGCTAATTCCAAGTCCTGCCTGCATTGCACCGCCACCAATTTCAGCTGCAGTTACTTTGCGCTTGATATCAGTTAGAGCCTTAGTTGGATCAAGTGTGTAAGCCAAGATATCACCATTAGTAATACCTGGGTAGAACTGCTTAAGAGATGCAAGCACCTCTGGGTTAGCGTTCATAACACGAGATTGTGCAGTCATAACACGATCTTCTAATTCTGCTGCAGATACATCGTTAGCGATAAACTTGTTAAAGCCTTCTTGTGTACCCATATCACCACGTGTGTAATACTCCGCTGGTAATCCATAGTTACGCATAATGTTCTGGTATTGGTCCTCAAGACCTAGATACTCTGCCTCTGATATGGCAGTAAGGCCCTTTTGAATACGTGCTGCGTTAGCAGCAAAGCGCTTTTGATAAGCAGGTGTCTCACGTAGTCTAATTGTAAACTCTGATGGTGATGCACCTGAAATAACTAAACCCTTAAGTGGTTCTACTAAAGCCTCAAGTCCGTACTGCTTAAACTGAGAGTACAGTAAGTCATAAGCAGATTGACGTTCTGCCTGTCCTTCAGCTCTTGCAGCATCTGCTGCAATTTGTTGTGGGGTTTTTAACCCAGTGGCTGTACCTGGAACACCACCTGTATTAAGGTAGCTAACTAATCCTTTAGTTCCACCAGCACCAAAGGCTGCTTCTTTACGTTGACGCTCTATTCTTGCAGCATCGCCAGCACCTTCAATACCAGTTGCAGCTAAACCAATTTCGTCATTGCGACCAAAGATCTGAACATTTTTTCCAGATACGCTTCCAATGTTTGTGTCATACAAAGCGCCTTGACCGTAGAGAAGTTTTCCGCTTGAGTCGTAAAGACTTGTACCAAAAGCATTCTTTACTACTACAGTATTATTCTTTTCATCCCAAAAAGTATTTTCTCCAGCAATTGGTGCATCATTTTTAGGAACATACTTTGCAACAAGATCTTTAATATCTGCCATTTAATTACCCCTGAAATCCGAAGTCACGAAGGACTCCAAGTGCTGCAGTTGATACATCTTCTTTTGCTTGGGCAGTGTACTGCCAACGGCTGTCTTGGCGAAGTGCTTTTCTAAAGTCGTATAGGTTCATATCGCCCTTATCGGTGATAGCCATACGAAGAGTGCTATCATTAAGGTCAATTGCATTTGGATCTAGTTCAAGTTCAGTTGCCATAGTCTTACGATATGGTGCATAAACAGCTTCTAGGTCATATCCTTGACCAAGCAAATCGCGCACATACTTTGGTTGACCTTGTGCTGCAAGCATACGAGCATCTTGTGCTACACGGTTGATGTCAATATCACCGTTAGCAAGACCACGTAGTACTGCTGTCTCAATATCTCCACCTGCAGTAACTGCAGATATGTTTGGCAGGATATCCTTTAGAGAGAAACCGTTTGCCTTAGCGATACCTTGAAGAGTTTGGTAGTTCTGTAGAGCTTGACCACCAAAGCCTTTTTGCCCTATACCAGTACCAACAATACTTGTAGTTCTTCCAATAAAAGGAACAATCAAAGCATTGATTGCTAGTGGATCATCCTCTAGGTTTCCATCATAAATCTTTTGAGCAACAGACTGTGCCTGTTCATCTGTTAGTGTTACATCAGCAAGTTCTTTTGCCTTTGCTTTAACAGTACGCATTGTCTTGCCAAGAAACATACCGTATTCGGTATTCTTAACATCTTCGCCAGCCTTAACAAGATCGTTATATTTTTCACGAGCAACAATCTTTGTTCGTACTGATTCAGCATTTCTCTGCCACCAAGGAGTTAGTTTTGCAGAAGCTAAAAACTTTTCAGGCTTCCAATCCTCAGCTACTGCTTTTACAAGTAGTTCACCAAGTTTTGGATCTATCTTAAAGATGTAGTCAGGTAGGTCATACCAGAACTCTGTCTTTGCAAGCAAAGTATCAAGAGGGGTTTTAGCAACAGGAGGCGTTTCGCCATCAGTTCCAGCCATAGATGCTTCATCTGCTTTACGGAATGTTCCTACGTTAAAGTTAGATGGGACTGCTTGACCTGCACCGCCTGTAGTGCCACCAGTAGTTCCACCAGTGGTTCCACCTGTTGTGCCACCCGTTGTACCACCTGTAGTTCCAGATGGCTTAGGAGTTTGTGCAGGTGTAGGAGTTGGTGTTGGTGTGCGTACTGGAGTTCCAGTAGGACCTCCTTGAACAGCAGTTTGAGTCTTAGGAACAAGATTGCCAAGATTTGGAACTAAGTTAGATCTATCATTGCGTGCCTTGATTAAGGCAGCATTGAGAGTATCTACATTTTCTCCTCTTGCCTGAGCCGTTTCAAGATCTGATTCTTTTTGTGTAATTGTTTTACTTAAAGAATCATAACTCTTAGCATCCTTACGGAGCTTAACTAAGCTGTTGTACTCTCGCATAGAATCATCTGCTGTTTTTTGAAAGGATGCAATTTGTTCATTGATCTTTTTAATGTCAGCGTCAGTAGTAGCCTTCTTACGAGCTGCGGTTAAATCTCTAATCTTTTTAACTGCATCGCTATACTTGTTACTTTGAGCGGTTAATTTGGTTTCAAGTTGTTTCCTTAAATCCATTAGCGACCACCGCCTAATGCGTTCATAAATGTCTCATAGAATCCAAGGACCTTATTGGCCTTGCCTTCATCTGTACCTGAAATCTTGTCTATTAGATACTGCTTCTCGTCTAAGCCAACCATAGTTTCTTGTTTTTGATTAGCACCTTTGCCATAAGTTGTTGTGCTTGTAGCCTTGCCTTCAATCTTCTTAAGCATTGCTGAGTATTTTTTTACTTCGGCAGCAGTAGCCTTGCGTCCCAAAGTATCTTGAATAATTGATTCAACGATTTGCTGTGCAGCCTCTGGTTTGTACTTAGTTACGTTAGAAACTGTAGTTGGTCCACCACCTGATCCTGAACCGCTACCTACGCCACCGAGGGAGATAGTTTCTTGTAGGAACTCATCGCGTCCAATAGGACGTACTGTGCTAATAGATAGACGATCTTCTTCAGCCTTAGTAAATGCTTTCTGTAAAGCAGGTGTGTACTTGTCAGTAATCTTGCCCTTATAGTATCCAGCTGACTTAAGCAACTTTGAATAACCGGTAATAAGCGCAGGACTCTTGGCAATTGTTGAAAGAAATTGCGTGTATTCAGATTGAGAAACACCTGAGTTAGTTGCATCTGTAGGTTGTGCTTTAGGAGCTGGACGGTACTGATAGTCAAACACGTTCTGTGACAATTTAGTCTCCTAACAATCTACCAAAGAGTACATTGTATGCACTCAGTGTGTTCTCGTTGTATTGTGAAAGTTCACGCATCTTGATAATAGTCTCTTCTTTGTTCATCTGTGCAAGGAACTGGCTACCACCAACAGACTCAAACTGATCTTTGCTTGACTTGTATGAGTTGTAAAGGTCCATCATCTGACGCAACTTCTTTGCTGTATCAGGCGCTGCCTTGTATGCAGCCTTTTCATCAAGCATCTTCTGTAGGTCATTGAGTGCTTTCATACGCTCAATAGCCTTCTTGCCACCTTGTGCTAGTTCTTCTTGAACTAATGGACGGCCTGCCTTGAATACTGTTGACCAATCTGTAAACTCCTTACGAAGTTGTGAACGCTCAAAATCTGTACCTACAGACTTGAGGTTTTCCTCGTATGTGTTCTTTTTTTCGTAGTAAGTCTGCATATCTGCTGCAGTCTGTACCTCACGCATAAAGTCAGCGACTGTCTTGTTCTTACGAAGACCCATATCAGTCATAGTCTTATACGCATCCCAAGAATAACCAGCCTTGTGAGGGATTAAGAATGCTGCACCCTGTGGATAAGACTTGAATAGTGCTTCGTTACCATCAACAAAGTCACCAGATTCCTTAGCATAACGGAAGTATGCAACAGTTGAACGGTCTGATTCAGAGACAGTAAATGGCATCTGATCTGGGTAACGCTTTACCCATTCGGTCATTGCTGTATCGTAATCGCCGTACTTATCTAGCAATCCATACCAAGTTTGCTTGAATGATGCTTCACCATTGTCGCGTACCCAGTCAGCCATCTCAGACTTGAGCTGTACTTGTGCTGTAGCAGGTGCAGTAAAGCCATAAACAACACGCATACCTAGTATACCTAATGTGGTGTTCTTCAAACGGACACGGTAATCCTCTAGTTCAGCTGCGCTGAATGGGACTGGTACTTCTTGTCCGTTAACTGTCTCGTACTTCTGTACAAGTCCGTGTCCACCTGCTTCAAGATATGTCATAGCCTTACGCATAGCTGATGCGTACTGACCATCACGCTCATCTGTGTTCATTGCTGAATAGATACGGTTAACGTGTGCTGGTAAGAATGCTGAAACCATTGGTTGGTCTTCTGCATACTTGCCTAATAGTGTGGTTGTAATGCGATCTGCTGCACCTGGACTAAAGATACCTACAAGGTTTGATGCAACCTTGATTGAGAAACCAGATAACGGTCCTGCAAGTGTAGGAACTGCTGACTCTGGGTTCAAAGATGGTGTAATCATCTTCAACTTAGCGCCAAACTCCACCGGAAACGGTGTCTTAAACTCTGCTGGTACGCCTAACGCCTGCATTGCACCCTGAACAGCCTTGTAAACGTACTGTGTGCCAGGATAAATGAAGTATGGCTCGCCCTGATCGTCTTGTTGTACCCAACCTGAGTGAGTTACACCCTCATAAGTAAGGCTTGCCTTGACAATTGCCTCTGGGTTGTAGCGCACAACGCGATACATACGGCGATAGAAGTCTTCAGTAGCACGATAGAAACGTGCAAAGTTACGAATTGAGAACGCTAACTGGCTTTGCACTGCAGGGTTATCAACATATGCCAATGTCTGCAATCGTGCTCTGTCTTCTACGATCTCTGCTAGTTTCACACGAGCATTAAACTCTGCTTTAGCAAGTGCAGTCTCATCTGTAATGCCACGCTTGTAAGAAGCAATGAAAGCCTTTTCAAATCCAGATTCATCAAACTGCTTACGCATCTTAATTATCTCAGATAGAACCATAGGTTCACGTGATAGACGGGCATTAGCCTCACCTAACCAGTCCCAGCCCCACTCCATAATGGATGTGGTGTAGTTACCGGTATCTGTTACTGGAACTAACTGTGGTCCAACAATATACTCTGGTACATCATCAATGTTCTTAGGTAGATCATCAAGACCTAACTTACCAGTAATGCGATATTCGCCTACTTCGTCATCCCAAGAACGAACTTTAGCAAGTAAGTCTCTATTAAGTTTTCCGTCTTTCTTGACAAAGAGTTGCTTTGCTGCATCGTAGATGCGCTTAGCGTGTTCTTCAGTACTGATGCCACGCTCTTCCATACGAAATGCTGCAACCTGTTTAGCATTTGCTGGGTCATTAAGAAATGCTGCAATCTTGCCAATTGCAACCTCTGCATCATCTACATCATCACCAAGGTTAGCAACTGCAATACGACCTAATCTGTCGTTTGAATAGTACCCAATACGCATTGCCCAAGCAACCTGAGTTGCTTCGTTAGCAAGCGGTGCCATAGTTGTATAAGCCTTAGCGCCTTTAGCACGAGCAAACTTACCTTTTGGTAGGTTGTAACTTAGTTCTGCTGTACGAACATTGTTCTTACGTGCAAAATTTAGTGTACGTGTAAAAGTATCCACACCAGTAAAGGCGTTCTTGCCACCTTCAACAACATCCATAAGGGCATTGTCTAGGTCACCGAAAAGAATCTGCTCTTGTAGGTACTTGCGGTCAGCTTCAGTAAACTTACCTAGACCTGTCTGGTCATAGAAACGGGCTAACTTGCCTTCGTTCAAAGCCTCTGCAGTAATCTGGCGAATCTTAACTACATCGCCCTGTGCTGCTGCAATAGCCTGTGTGTAGTGCTTAGCTTCTTTGCCATTAACAAAGCGAATAACTCCACCTAGTGGATCTTGTGCTGCTTTGCCTAGAGTAGTTAAACCTTCTTCTACTTGACGTGCTGTACGCAAACGAGTTGAGAAACCACGCGACTTGAGTAACCCAAATGGTGATTCACCGATTGCAAGGTGAACCATTAAATCTTCTGTTGCGTTACGAATAGCATAACGTGGACCAGCAAGTGTTAAGAAAGACCAACCAGTTGTCATCTTCTCAACCCAGTTAGAGTGTGCAAGTCCGGCAATCTGTTGGATAAGTCCTGAGCGGCTTGCTGCTCTGTCAATATCACGAACACTTAGTGTAGATACATAGTCTGATAGATCAGAAAGAATAAGACCTACCTGCTCGCCGTCTGGTAGAGCTGCTGGATTGTATCCAGTACGTGGATCGGTAACTGCAAACTCACGCTTAGGTGTGCTTTTAAGTTGGTCGGCAATTACTTTGCCTTCCTTTGTTACATTCAACCCGCGAATATCAGCGATAGTTGATTGTAAACCGTAAAAGATTTCCTTCTTGCGTCCTATTTCAGAGTTATCAAATGCTTGTGCAATAAGACGTGATTCATTCTTTGGAAGAACTAGACGTGCGTACCGATAAACTAAAGCTGCACCGTCTTTAGAGGTAACATCAAACAAGTCATCCTGAAACATAGGTACTTGTGTAAACTTAGCCTTAAAGCGGTCAATGCGGTACTGAACCTGCGCCATAGAAAAGCGTGCTGTTCCTTTAGCATTACGATTTGCGGCAACTGTGCTGACGATAGTTTCCTGACCATCAATGACTGCCTTTGCAATACCATCATCAGTTGCTGCTCCACCAAAATAAAGGTCATCTACAAATCTAGGACCAATTTTATCTAAATTAACAACCTTGTTGGCTGTAGTAACGGTGGCAATACGCGCTTTACGAGCAGCGTCTAAGCGTGGAATCATCACACGCTTGCGACCAATCTGGCCCTTCATCATCTCTTCTAGTTGCTTTGCGTTCTCAAAGAAAGCCTTAGCACTGAGTGCATCTGTAATAGGTACAGCATCTTCTGCTGTGTTAATAAAAGACTTAATTACTGGATCACCAAACTCAGGAGCAAGTGTTGTAAGACGTCGCTTTATATCAACTGCCTCTTTTGTTGCACCAGAATCAACGGCCTTCTTATAGGCTGCAAGATCTGCGCCATATGAGTTCCAAAAGTTTTGTACTTGTGGACGTGCAAATACTTCAGCTACTTTATCTCCACCGACAACAACGTCAACTGAATAGCGAGATATATCTATTAGACGCTTTGCTTTGCCAGCGACAAGTAGCGGATCTGCAAGGATACGAAAGGCTGCATCAAATGTTCCAGATACTGCACGATAGAAAAAGCCTGAACCTTCTACCTGTTCTGGTGTAATAAGGTTTGCAATTTGACGACCTGGAGAATACTTAGCAGCTTGTGCTGCATCTAGTGCATCCTGAAATAAATCATCTTTGTTCTGTGCAGCCATTGATGCAATCTGCTTTTGTGCATCTGTACCACATGCAGCGATTGCGCTTAACTTCTCACCAGATGCAACTCGCATTGCAACTTGTACGCGATCTGCACCAAACTTAGCATTAGCGTTTTGAATGCGACCTGGGTTAAATACCTTGTCGCCTTTGTCGTTAGCTTCTGTCCAAGCAAAACCAAGTTCACCACGTTCTGCAATAGGAATAACTGCAGCACGATATGCACGAGTTGTAAGATCTGAAACCTCAGTAAGACCTGCAAGTAGAGCACCACCTGTGTAGTGCCAAGCAGTACCTAGCCAGCCACGCTGTGGCTTAGCAACAGGATCTTCTTCTCCTGCTACACGCTTAAGCGCTGCTTGTTGCTCAGGTGTTTTTTGTGCATAAGCCTGCTGTGCAGTCTTTTGCGGAAGGTTAGAAAGTTCACGGTGAACAGATAGCGTTTTACTAAACGCTTCCATTGCTTTCTTTTCTGCAGGAGTTAAACCTGCAGCACTAGAAGCAGCGTTGAGATTAGACAACTAATCACCTCGCGCAACGGCCTGCTGATACAAAATGGCAATAGAACCGTCTGTGTCAAAAGGTAACATCTTTGCTAACGTGTCTGAAGTCTTTGTTACTGCTTTTTGCATCATCAATGACTTTGATGTAGCACCATTTCCAATATCAATGCCTGTTGTAATTGGCTCGCTTGGGCGAGTAGTTTCTGCAAATAATTCTGTTACTGGTCCCTGTGTGGCAGCCTCACGTACATCGCCTGCGCGAGCAGGGCGTACATCTTTGGTTCTTGAAAGCGGAGCACCTGACTTAATAGCCTGTGTCTCTACACCTTCTCCGTATGCTGTGGAACCTAATTCTAATTTATCGGTACGTGTTGAGAACTTACCTGGGCCTGCTGGTCCAGCCAGTGGATTCATCATACTCACTGTTTGTCCTCCTCTAATTTTTCTAAATCGTTTGCCATATCTTCCCAAGCACTGTTGGTTTGGGTAATATGATTTGAATGGTAAATAGATAGTTCCATTAGTTCACCTGTTAATGTTTCAACAGATGAAGCTATGTTGTGTAGGAAACCTACACCGACAACTACAAAGTCAAGAAAGCGCACTGGACGAGGAATATAATCATTATTTTTCATCGCCCAGTACACCTTCCATTAAAAGTTATTATCCCTTTTTGACTGCGTTTCCGCGTCGTCCTGCTGGCATCATTGATGGTACTACCTTGCCTGGTCCTGCTGGCTTAGAGGTATCCTTCTTGCCTTCGACGGCCTTTGACATTGGTGCTGCTGCACGTGATCCTTTGTTCATATTACACCTCCTCTTATTATGCTGCGCCGGTGATACCAGCTAGTAGTTGGGCTATATCTGGACGTTGACCAGCAGCAGGGGCCGTACCACCTTGTTCTTGTGGAGGTTGCGCTGAGGCTGGGGCGGGGGCCGCACCTGCTGCTGGAAGCTGTTGTTCCATACCTGGTGCCATAGGTGGCACTTGCGGGGTTGGAGGTGGTTCTGGTGTAAATGCTTTTTCGATTACCGCTTCTAGTGATTGTCCCTTTTGGCGACCTTGGATAACACTTGCGATACGTGAGATAATCTCACTAGGGTCTTGACCTTGCGCTGCGAGGGCTGGAATCGCCTGAGCATACTGTGCAACAGCAACACGCAAAGAATCGCGCATCTCTTCAATATCAACACGTTGTTCCTCCTGCGTAACATTCAAGTCCATTGGAATCTCACGACGTACATAGTCACGAGATACGAGCTTGTCTGAGCGCATTTGTAGTAAAGCAATGATGGCACGGTTTGGGTCCATACCAGACATAATTCCGTAGCGTACATCTACGCCGTACTCACCCTTGATGTCACGAGATGGTGTGTACTTGAGAACGTAAGGTGTTCCGTCATCTGTTCCCTTGATGGTCTTTGGAATACCACCAAATACTTTCTCATCTACTTCAAAGCAAACAGAGATAAGTTCTTGGAACATACGAGCAAACTGTGCTTGTGCTGACTTGATCTGTGTATCAAAGCCAGCCTGTAGTGCTTGCACACCACGGCCTGTAACAACAGATGCGTCAATGTTACCTGAACGAGATTCAGGGTAACGAGATCCTAGGCGTAGTTCACGCTCTAGTACGCCAGACTCTGCAAAGATGCCAGGTGGTAGATCTAATGAAACACGACGAATACCTTGTGGGTTAGCAGAACGCATAATAGAATCTGGACCGAGAGCAAGTTCTTGCACATCTTGTGGAATAGCAATAGGTGCTTGGATAGACTTTTCTGCTGCTTGGATTTGCAAGATTGCAAAACGAGCACGAGCTAACTGAACTGATAGAACATCATCAAACTGTCCACGAGCTTCACCATCTAGGGATGCACGCATTACGACAGATGCCATTGGCTTGCTCAAGATGTTAGGTGTGCGTGATAGTACTAAGTTCTTACGCTCTGGGATATAAAGCAAGTCCTGATCTTTGTCGTGATACTTGACCATTGAGACATAAGGAGAAGACAAAGCGTATTGGTTTCGACCTAGGATCAAATCGTAATACTCTGGGTACTGTGCAGCTAGTGTTTCTGCATCGGTAACAATGACCTGTGTAACAGATAACACACGACCATAACGATCTAACTCTGGGTAAGTACCAAATGGATTGAGCATACGGATACGAGGGTTGTTGTCCTCAAAGTCCATCTCAACCATACCGATACCAAGACCGTAGGTGTTATACCAGTCTGCTGCTGTGTACATCTGCAATTGTAAATCAGAGTTTGTTACATAAAAGTTTGCAATACGAGTTCTAGTATCTGCAGCTTTGCGTGCAGTATCTGAAACCATATTGGTTGCTGAGCAGTTGAAGGATGGCAGTGGTGCCATTGCTTCTGCAAGGTCACGTGCTGCTACGTCAATGAAGTTTGCAACCAGAGGCTTTGGATATTCCTCTGAAAACATTGCAGGGTATACCTTAGAGATATCTCCCTGACGCACCGAGAGCACATCACGCATACGTTGATCTCGCGCTGATGAGCGAGTACGTAAG